GTTCACGCTCGGAACGTTCGCGGTCGGCTTTCTCCTTGCGCATCGCGTCAAGCTCGGCCTGCAAACGCTGATTCTCGGCACGCTCACGCTCTACCGCTTCCGCTAGCTTTCGTCGCTCTCGCTCGTCCGCTAGCTTGCGTTCAGCCTCAGCCGCAGCAATCTCCTTTGCTTCTTCCTCAGCGTCCGCGACGAACGCTGCCCACTCGCCATCTTGCATCGCTTCCGCAATATCATAGTGACAGGACTTTCCGGTACGTCTCACATACTCGTCTAGCCGACCCTGCACGAACGCCCGATGCTTTTCCTCAAGCTCCTGTTTGCGTTTTGCAGCCTCGTCATCGACCGCCTGTTTCTTGGATCGCAGAGGATTCTCGATCTCCTCGACCAAGGCAGTCAGACGCTTAGCCTCAGCGTTTACGGTACGCTGCCAACGCAAAGCCTCCTCGTTTAACTCCTGCCGCTTCCCGTCGATCGCCGTTCGCGTCTTGACGCAGACCTGGATCGCTTTTTTGACCTCCTTGTAGCCATCGGAAGTCTCAGCCGACAGACTGCTGAACAAATCTTTCATCGCCTCAATGCATCCATCCGACACCGGCATCGGAACCACTTGAACAATCTCAGACACAGAACACCTCACTGGTTGAAAGGAATTTACCTACTCCCTTACAACGCCACGGGACTCAAATTCCAACAGGTGTTTCTGTAATTTCGTGCAAACCATGCAAAGCATCCACCGATCGGCACAGAAGCGCGATCGCACCCTCCAAAGCATCAGGACCGTCGTCGTGCTGACCGTAGGGAAACTGCTTTAGCTGATCCAGCAGCAACTCGTTGGATGCTGACCTACGGAACCGAATCAACCGCTGATCGAACCACTTGCCGAGCCTCTCGATCCTCACTGCCTTGTTTACGGTCTGGTTGACCAGGAACGGCACGTCCGCGTTGTACCCGATATCTTGGCAAACCTGCCAGTAATCGTCTGCCAAGAGATCCTGCCACGCATTAGCCTCCAGCCCAACGAAAGCAGTCTTTCTCTCTCGATTCCACTCCACATAGGATCGAACCATTTTCGGAATCGGCATCCGGTCGATCTGAGAATCCACCCAAAACAGACCGTTTCGATACCCGATCCAGATCATCGCTTGGTAGTCGCCCTTGCGAGCGTTCTTTCCCTTCGATGGATCCAAGAATGCAGCCGACAAGTAGCACTCCCTCGGATCAGGGAACTCTGCGTCCTCAGCCCAAATGTTTGTGAAGTACGCTTCCGGCCAATTCGACATCGAGGAACCCTTGGGACACCCCTGGTAGATCGAATGCCACCAATGACCAGCCTGCCGCTTCCGACGCTCCCTCACCTCAGCAGGCCACCGTTCCGGCCACAATGCCTCGCCCTCCGACCGATTCAATGGGTCACGAACTTCGTTCCCTTCCCTCAAAGCCTGCAACGTCACCGACCGAACGCGGATCTCTAGCTCCCCTTTTCGCTTTTCGATCCGACCGATCAGATCATCCTCGTGCCATTGAGTACACAGCAGCACAACCTTTCCACCCGGCTCCAGCCGCGTCGAACTCGTCGATACGAACCAGTCCCACTGGTCGTCTCGGATCTTTTGCGAGTACGCCGATTTTGCATCCTTGAGGTAGTCGTCAATGATAAGCAGATTCGCACCAAAACCAACGATCGAGGAACCCACGCCAGCAGCCAGACACTCGCCACGCTTGGCCTCCAACTGCCAATGCCGAACCGATGAATGTTTGGGATCGACACCGGCCAACCCCATCATCGGTGAAAGCTCGTGAACCTTGTCCCGCACCCACCGCGAGTGCGATGACGCTAGCGTTGAGGTGTTGGTACAAATCATCACCCGAGAGTATGGATTTCGCAGCAAGTACCACGCTGGTGCCCACCTCGCAAGATACTGCGACTTCCCATGCCTGACCGGACACTTCACGATCAGGCAATCCAGGTTTGGATCGGACAGCAGGTTTCTGAACTCGAAGTCGATCACTGCAAGATGCCTAGCACGCTGCCAGTCGCCACCGGAGAACCGTTCAGCCATCAATAGCGGTGAACGCATTGCTCGAGCGTCCTCGACCGCCCTGCGAACCTCGTCAGGCATAATCATCGACTGCACCTGGGAGCACTTTGTATTCTCGGAAATCTAGGTCTTGCTGTCCGATTCCATCATCCATCAACGCAAGGACTTGATTGACCGTGATCGTCGTTGTCCCTTGAATCTGAACTGGAAGATCCTTCGGCTTATTGTTTGCCTCAAACATTTTATGAAGCATCCACCGTTCACGCTGTTTTAACCTTGGATCTGCTTTCGGGTCTAGCATCACCATCAACGACTCGTAAACGATACGCTCTCGAACCTCTCGACTGATCGGCCAGTTCTCGGACACCGCCCTGAGTTCAAGCCGGCGCTCCATCATCGACTTTGCAGCACCCCCCATCCCCATCGCGTTTGCTTTCGCGATGTTTTCTGGACTCAGTTCTCGCCACCACGGAGACTGCACATCGGATTGTTGCAACTCGTTGGGCGCGTCGCCTTGGTGAAGCAACGCTGGATCGGCCGACACGGATTCGACCGCGTTTGCCGTTCCGTCTCCAACGCGAGGCAGACCGGGACAACCTTCACCAACGGTCGCCCCTGACCTAGCTCTTTTGTTTCTGTTGCGGATCGCTCGACGTTCCGCACCGCTTTTACGGCGGCTCATTATTTCAGCAACAGCAGTAGTTCTGCTCTCGCCTCTGCATTGTCACGAAACATGCCAAGCATACTCGAGGTGATCATTTCGCTGTCGTGCTGCAACACCCCTCGGCAACTCATACACGAATGTTTAGCCTTCAAGATTACAGCAACGCCCCTTGGTTCGAGGTGCTCGACCAAAGCATCCGCGATCTGTCTGGTCATACGCTCCTGTATCTGTAATCGCCTAGCGAAACATTCCACCAGCCTTGCCAGCTTCGACAATCCGACCACACCGCGCTGATCACCAGGAAGGTACGCCACATCAGCCACTCCCACGAATGGCAACAAATGATGCTCACACATCGAAGTGAATTGGATACCCTTCAACACCACGACCTGATCGCAGTCCTCAGAAAAAACACGCTCAAGAATTTTGCCAGGATCCATCTCATACCCGACAGTCATTTCCATCAGCGCCTTTGCGTATCGCTTCGGAGTATCCAGCAGACCTTCTCGGTTTGGATCTTCACCGATCGATCGTAGAAGCTCTCGAACGGCATTTTCAGCATGTGGACTTTTGGAGCAGTTGTCCATTTTTACCTCCAGTTTTTCAACTTGTGGGTTTGTAGTGATATTTTCCAAGCATCGTTTTCCGACACCAATTTTTCGCACCACTCGAGCGTCCTGGAATCCGTTTCCAAACCGCTGAATGCAGGCGAGATCAAATAGTGATCGGCTTTGACTACCGTTTTTGGTAGCGCCTGACCGTACCCTCGAACGTATTTTACCTCATTGGCGGTCGTTTGCTTGATTGCGTGTTCGGCCACCTTTGGACTTACGGTGATCCAATCGAAACCAGCAGGCAACGCCACCGAACCATTTGTCTCGATCGCGATTTTATATCCCGCTTGTTTCAGACTTGCCAGCAAGTTTTCGTCAACCTGCAACCCAGGCTCGCCACCGGTCATCACAATCCACTCGCAATTACCCTTGATTTTGTTTAGCTCCTCGACGATCTCCTCGCAGGTCATCTTTCGACCGCTTTCGAATTCCGTATCGCACGCAAATCCACCTGGAGACTTTTCGTTTGCATGAATATCGCACCGCATATTGCAGCCGGTAAACCTCATGAAGATCGAAGCCTCGCCGGTTCGAATCCCTTCGCCCTGGATGCTCAGGTATATCTCGTTAATCCAATACTGCTTTTGCATAGCAATTTTCTGTTTCCCAAAGTGTTACCGAAACCAACTTCACTCCTGTACCGGCCAAACATTCTGGCCCGATATATTTTAGCAGATACTCAGCCATATTCTCGGCCGTCGGATTAGTCGGCATCAAGTGTATCTTGGTTCCTTGCAGCGCTGTCACCGCATTGATCGCAGTAAAATCATAACTGTACAAGATGAATCCGTGGTCCCAATTTTTATCAATCCAGCCTCCGAGCTTTTCCTTGAGTACGGAAAAATCGATCACTCGGCCGATCGAATCTAAATCCCCTTCCGCTTCGAATAACGCGACATAGTTATGACCGTGGAGGTTCTTGCACTTGGTTTCGTGTCCGTGTACCCGATGACCCGCGCAGAATTGGATTCGTCTAGTGCAAGTCAACATCGTCGTTTTTCCTCGATAGTGCCCAACTTAAAAAAACCACACAAATCACCCCTCCGGTGATCTTCAATCCGCATTGCCACATCAACACGTTCAGAGAGATTACACCGAAGGCAATCAACTGAAAAGCCATCGAGTCAACGATTGCAGATACGGAATTGCTTACGATCATTTTGATTTGCCTAGACTTACCTCGCATCAACAAGTACACGATCCAGTCCGACAACCCACTCAAGAAGAACCCTGACGCACTTGCAACACACACCGCGATCGGAGCCACCATCCACGACACCACCGATCCGGCAACCACAAGCAACGACATCCTAGAAACCGATCCGTTCCACCGTTCGTGCAAAACGTCTCGAACCGTCAGCTCGAAAGGAATCATAGCCAAAGCGGTCAACGGTAGGACCACCGGCCCGAAATACCCCACCAGTCCGTTCGCACAGACCGCCATCGCCAAGTACAAACCAACAAGCATCCAGGCCATCTTAAACCCTTTCGACTATCGCCCCGTTTTCCCCATCCTCCGACACGATAGCCACCGTTGCATCGAGATTTTCGACCATCCATTTCGCCCAATGCTCGCAGGACCAGCTTCGCGTTTCGTCGTTCGCTTTCTGAGTTTCCACCTGCTCGCACGCCCAATTTTTCCAGTCAATGAACTCCACTTCTCGGTTTGCATGTTTCACCGGTCTGCGCAACTCAACATGAAAAACGTGTCGATGCAGCGATCGCAGGTAGCCATACTGCATTGGAGCCTCCGGCCAATGATGGAATCCCTCGAATGTGAACCTGCAAAAAACACTAGCAGCCATTAAACAACTCCGGATTTTGCTCAAGACCATAATTGATCGCCGCAAGTTGCGGATCAGTTAAAGTCGAGGCGAGAAAGATTTTCACACCGTACCGCTGGTAAATATCCCACACATATCTTACCCAAGATTCGCCAGAAACCAAAACCGTCATGTACTTCCATCCTTCCATGCCTCGATTGGAAGTCCAGTACCTTTGATCGTTGAATTGACCCTGGGTGACTCCGGTTTGCAGAACCAAATCCCTAGCCCGTCGATTCGCCCAAATTTCGTTTCGCCTGTTAAACGTTCTTGTCAAGAACCTGCCGTTACCTAGATAGCAGTGCATGTTACCGAATTGCTCCCCAGTAGACCAAGAAACCGAATCGCAACTATACGGCCGCAACTGGAAATACTCTGCACGCACGAAACCAAGCCAGTGAACATCTCTGCCGTTCGCCCATTGCATTTTCTTTTTTATGTACGATCCATCACACTGACCTCGACCTGGAATTCTTAATCCAGCGAGCGCTACGAAATCGCTTATCTCAAAAAGCTCATTCATTTTTCTTTCGTCATCACCACGCACATGAACTGGCGATGGTCGATACCCTCGATCGAGCATAGTTTGAAGGTTTGCCTCGGTCTGTACCGGATCTCCGACAACGTCCAAGGCGAGATATTTGAAAATGCGGTCCCGATATGTATCCAGAAAGCCGCAGTACGCATCGAGCGTGATTATTTCTCCAGCGTTTTTTGCGGTGAAGGCACCGCAGTCCAAAAGAACCTCGACGCGATTATCTGCAATCAACGCCTCAAACTTAGCGATCGACTTCCTAGCGTACGCATACGAAACAAGAACCGGCAACTTCATTTGATCACCCGATACTCATAGCCGGCAGACTCAAGCCAACTATTTACTGCTTCCGCAACTTCCGACCATCGTTCGACAGGAATAGCCACCTTTACAAGTCGCTTGATATTTGCGTTGCTCCAGTCTTCGATACTTTCAAGATCCGCATCTTTTTTTCCACCCCATTCGCCATCATGTGCATAATGCACCAATAGTTCTTGCTGGAAGCTTTGTAGCGATTCAGCATCCCAAGTCATTCCATCAACTAGGAATCCGATCAACTCGCGGTCCTGTCGAGCCAGCGCTCCAGTACCATCAAGAAGTAGTAATGCTTGCAGTTCTTCCTTCTCGGTCAATTCAACATATTCAGCGTCCAGAAACACGTCTTGACCAGTCGCATCCTGTCGCTTGCGAGCCTCGCCAACCCTTGCATGACCATCGATTAACCTACCCGTTGTACGATTGATAATGATCGACTGAACCATTCCCAACTCCGTCATCGAGTCTCTGACGATCTCTTGCTGTTTTTCGCCATGCGTTCGATAGTTCAATGGGTGCATCTGTACGTCGGTGCATTTTATTTTCCCATGACCTACTATTTTGCTGGTCCACATCAATAAACCTCCACCGCAGCTTGCAGACCTATAGCATTCAACACCGACTCCACTCCTTGTTTCACATCATCTGAGTCGCAGATTTCCACCTCGATGCGAAGAAACCTAGTCAAAGGAGCAGCGAATTTTTTTTGTGGTCCAGAATCACTCAGAACTAGACCCTTCACGTAGTCATCAAAAAAGTCCGGCAACGCACTTTCGTTTACTAACTCATGCAACTTTTCGTTGTCGATGCCTGCCATTTCTCTCGATGCGTCTAAAATCAACAACGCTTTTTTTTCGTCTTCTGGACTCAACTCGACGTACTCAACATCGACCAAGGTTTCCTCACCAATGCCCAGCGCCTGCATCACCCGCTCGTGACCGTCAACGATATGACCGGTCGTTCGGTTCACGATCACCGATTTAATGAACCCAAGCTCCTCGATCGAGGCCGAAACAACCTCACGTTGTTTTTCCGGATGCCTTCGATGGTTGAATGGATTGGCAAGCAACTGACCAGCCTGCACGCGGTCGTGACCCACGATCTTTGATTTCCACTGCGTACCCTTCTTTTTTGCCATAGCTTCCTCCACGAACAAGCTACCAGCAAAACAAGTCCAAAGCAATCACCGTAGGCCAATCGCCTTGAGATCGCGGTAAATTGCATCCGGCATATAGGTCTTTGGCAATCGATCTTTGACCTGCTCATACGCAGTACGGATCGCCTCCTCCTCAGCGATCCCATCCACGATGCAGATCGCTTTTCGTTCCAAGTACAGTTCGAGCTCTGGACTCATCACAGCCCCGTCGAGGTTACTAGATCCCAAGGTCCATAGGTTTCGACTTCCATGAGCAGACCAGCTACCTCGTCGAACTCGTACACCCTCAAGTTATCGATCTGGTCGATCTTGCCGAGCCGGTAGTATTTTTCACGCGCCATGAATACGCGGCCACCGTTCGAGAAGTCCAGAACCCTGTCCTCATGGACCAGCAGCACGAACGCGTGACCGAACCGAACACCCTTGACCTTGCCCTGGCCTTCTACCTCGGCATGTACCAGCCGCAGGTTTCGCACGTTCTCCTTGTTCCGACCGTATTCGCACATGGTCAGGAACAAGTTCACAGCAGCCTCGTAGCAATCGCCTGTCGCCTCAGCCATCGATCGACTCCCTAAGTGCAGTCAGCCCACGTTTGACCATCCGAGCCGCGCTCGTCGCGGTTACACCGAAGGCATTACCGATTTCCTCGAGCGTTGCTCCTTCATAGAACCGCATCTTGATCGCGGTCGCAGTATCAGCATCCAGATTCGCCATAGCAACGTCCAGGCTAGCAAGCTCCTCCGACTTGACTAAATCGGCCAAAGGATCGAACGCAACCTTCCAACCCCTTGAGAACTTCAAGCATTTTCATACCTCAACAGAACAGAAACAACCGGATCAACCGGCATACAAAATTTGCCTACCTATAGAGGCGGCATCAGAACGCAAACTAGGCGAGCATTTTACATTTTTTTCGGCAAAATTTCCAGCCGAACCCCAGGATTCCCTTTCCGAATCTCAACCTCCACCGAGCCAATCCAACTGATTTCCCAATGATCCCCGTCGATCGCGCCGGCATCTGCCAGCCCGTCTACGAACGCCTTGCAGACCTGCACCATGTTCGCCCTATCGCGTCGCTTGCGATCGGTGACGAAGAACCTGTAATTTATCACATGCTCCCCTCGAACCGCTTCCTGACCACGCGCCATCGCGTCGAGCGCGATCATCTTGGCAATCAGCCGCAGGTCAGACACCGCACCGGATTTTGATTTCCAATTCCCGTTGTTGTGAGCCGTGATTCCCTTTGGCCAAGGTAGGTCAACCACCACGATTTTTGATCCTTTCGCTCAGGTAAAATTCGTCGATCGGCTCGCACTCCAAGATCCGAACCGAATGCCTGCCGATGAAATCCGGATCGTACCACTCAGGATCGCAAGCAGCTTTGAGATCCAGCATTTGACCAGCCGAGAGCTTCGGTCGCAGGAATCCCGCTATCCGTTCGCCGTGACTCGCCTTGTGGCAGATCGTGCAGATCATCACCACCAGCCGCCGATCCTCCCTGCGAGGCTTGTTGGCGATATGAGCACGCTCGATCAACCAGGGACCGAAATACCCTTGAGGCTTTCGACACGCGCCGCAGGCCCAACAGTGAGCGAATAACGACCGCATCCCCTCGTACTCAGCCTTGGGGTTGTAGTCCTCCATCTCCCACGGCTTGCAGCAGTTCTCCGAGCAACATTTCTCCCTGCGTTCCTTCCCATCCCTTGACGACCTCATGCAGCGTCTCCGGTCGGTCCGCATGTTCGATCACCTCCAGTGCCGTTATCACCAGTTCGATGTTTGCTGTCGATTCGATCCTTCGCAGAATCCTTTCGACCGCTGATTGTACTCGCAAGCTGGATTCTTGCTCGCCTTGCGACCTCCTGCTCCACGGTTCGCCCGTCATAAAAATCTGTTGCCAGCACCTTTCCATCGTACACCTCCAACGCTCGTTTCGGACAATTCAACCTAGCCAACTGCTCCTCAAGGATCAACGCGCGATCACCATCAACGTCGAGCCTATGAATAAAAACAACGTCGCCTTTTTTCGCATACACTTTCAGATATCCGTCCGAGAACCTTTCGATCACGATCCGGTTAGTTTCGAGTGTATCTTTCTCCTCCTCGATGATCCGCGATCGAATGTACTCATAAGCTGCCGAGCCTGCTTCGCTCGAAAGGATCGCTTTCCAATGCTTGCGGAAGAACCAGGACAGGAACCGCAGACCTTGATCGCTGTTAAGCAACCACCAGCCCATCTGCTTGAACGATGCGAACTCGATCCAACTCATTTCGTTTCCTCAATCCTGCACGCCGCCCAATTGTCGCGATTGGCGTATCCTAAATGTGCAACCGAGATTTCGATGTATCGCCTTTCGGAAACGCTCCAGCGAAGATCGCCAATCTGCCTTGGCTCGACCGATGAATCTTTTAACTTGCGATAGCCTTGGGG